TATTCAATATCCGCAATTTCAGAAAGGTTGGTTGCACCTGGTAATGTTGTAATTGGGTCTGGTGCTGCAGGGTCACGAACAGGGATAAAATAATCTTAGTCAACCGCCATCTGATTAAATCTCATATCTACGTTACCCGTTTTAGAGTCAACAATTTGTTCTCTCTTGAATTTGTTTGCAACACGTTGTACATATGCTTCAACATCCTTATCATCCATATTACCAACAAAAACTTTAAATACACGTCTTTCAGGCGCTCTTGACGTTCGATAAATTAACATCGCGTCCTCAGATAACAAAAGTTGTTTCCAAATACGTCTTGCTTTTTCCAACATAGATGTACCATAAGGAAGTTTTCTATCGTCACCTAATAATCTAAAATGAGCCATCTCCCAAGAGTTGAACTCCATATCCTTAGCTTTCCACTTAAATCTTAAACCTTTGTTTTCAGGAAGTTCGTCCACATTATGTGCTTTTGCAGGCATACCTCGTTCCAAACGTTCTATTTCAATATTTGGAAGTTGCATACAACCAATAATACCTCTTTCAGGGTCTAGTTTTAAGTAAACAAAATTGTCCCCATATTTACAAGTATTTCTTGTCCACATAGGTAGATTTGTATTAATATCTAATTTGTTATTAAATAAATCAATTAATATTGATTTAATACGTTTCGATTCAGAATATATCTGAAGCATATAACCATTTTGGTCAACCGTAGTAGATTCCTCACCATATATGTCTAAAGCGGCAGAAATCTCAGGGGTGTATTCCATCGATTCATAATCATAAAACGACGCTAATCTTGTTGGTTCATAATAAACTGCTTGAGTGTATAAGTTACTTTCAATTTTAGCCCATTGATTGGATAAATAATATGTTTGTTGAGCTTGAAGTTTTTCTTTTTCAAACTCAACTTTAGAAGTTGTTTTTAAAAGTTCTTTCTTGTCAAAATCGTATACAGGATAATCTTGATTTAATAGAGAATTAGGTCCAAATGCTTTGGATAATCGTTGCCATACGGTCAAATCTTTTTTTTGTTGTTCTGACATAGATGAAATTTATGTAATTAAATCAATAATTAAATAGTTATTTATTTGGCTTTGTTTTTGGTTGATTTATTTTTTCATCCCCACCTACTTTTACGTTACTAACCCCTTGATTTGCAACAACCATCCTCGAACCATTTAATTTGTTTCCGGATTTTTTCCTTTGAACTAGTCCCATAACTCTTATAAATATTAACGTTTACCAAATAACCAACCATATTTAAGATAGTCGTCTTTGGATACATTATGTTGATTAAACTGATTCATTTGTTGATTTAGATTTGGCATTACAGGGTCAAAAAATAAAGTTTTGTTATTTTCAACATTTTCAGTCACGGTCCAGGAATTAATCATTGCTTTTGTTTGTTCAGTTACCTTTGTTAAATTACTGAATGATGATTCTGCAACATACGTTGCCATAGCGATTGCCATAATTAAATCATCGTGATGACCCTTTTGATGGTCTGGTCTTCCGTTTATATAAACAAACGTATTCATTTGATTGAATAGTCGATTACTATAAATCTTGAATTTATATCTCAATGATTCTTCAAACGATGCAATTATTTGTACACGTTTATTATTAAAGTTGATTCCGGGTATTTTTTCTGCGGCCTTGGGGTCATACTTCCATTTATTAGAAACGTCGATTCCGTCCACATAAAGATTTTTATATCCCATTTCTTGAAGTTTTCTTGCGGTTGAAACTCCCATACCTCCTGTAATATCTATAACGATAAATGCAGAATACATATTCCCCCACTTATAGGCAATTTCCGCCATTGTATCGGGAGGTAACTTACCTTCAAATTCTAAAACTTGTTCTCGTTCGTCAAAATCAATAATTTGAATTGTAGAAAAATCTTCACTATCACCTCTACTAACATCTACACCCATAACATATCTATGACCTTGAACAGGTTCTTTCCATATCCATAGTTGGTTACTTATCATTTTGGCTTGTGGTTCTCGTATTAAATTTTCTTTGAGACCCATCATCATTTTTGATTCGAAAACATTATCACCTGAACCTAAAAAGTTACATTCTAACTCTTGAGATATTTTCCTTTTATCAAATTTTAATTTTTTTGCCATTTTCTCAAACCAATCTGATGTTGGTTTGTATCCGTTGTCCATCAACTTTCTTAACTCAATATAGTTTCTATTGTCAAAAGGTATGACAGACCAATCTATTATGTCAACTTCTTTATAATCTTCTTTATTTAAAAAATAATGAACCAAATCATCTACTTTTATCAAATGTAAATCTTTAGTATAACGAGGGTCTCTATACCAAAACATTTCAGAAATTTTGAAGTCATTCATACTTCTAAGTGCTTGGTCGTAAATTTCGTAATAGATTGGGTCAAATCCGTTTGGAGTAGAAATTACAATAACTTTACCCCCTGTTGATAAAGAAGCCATACAAGCCGCCCAAAAATCAGAATCGGCTTCAATATATGCCGCTTCGTCGAATATTAATATTGTTGGTGTATATCCTCTTAATGCATCCTTTGATGTTGCAACCGCTTTTACTTCACACCCATTATTAAGTTTAAAGTGTCTTTGTGAGTTTTTTTCTGCGGAAAAATCAATTCCCGTCCATTTCGGCCATTGTTCTGTAAACCCCCTTATTTTATTTGCCATCTCAACTGCGGTATCAAGTTTGTTTGCAATAATCAATATTTTTTCGGGTTTGTTTTTTAAAGCGAATGCCAATCTTTTTGATGCCCATGCGGCGGTAACTGTTGATACTCCAGCTTGACGATATTTTAAAGCAATATTTTCATTAAATTTTTCATAATCCTCAAGTAAACCAAGTTGGTCGGGGAATAATTCCAACGGAACATATTTTGAAACTGTATTGTCATATGTCTGCAAATATGTTTTCAAAGCATATGGTGTGCTTTTCATACATTTAGCATATTCCAATAAAATTTGTTCTTTTGTTAAAGACATTAAACTTTTTTTAATAAATATGAAAAAACCCCCTTTTGGTGGAGGGGGTTTAAAAAAAGTTATTTTTTATATTTTATAGACTTGCTAAAAAGTCATCAAGGTCTTCTTGGTCTTTTCCTTGATTGTATTCGTCATATTCTCTTTTCGCAGCTTGAGCGGTTCTCATTACTTCTGTAAACCTTTTTTTTGCTCTATCTTTTTCTGTTTTGTTTTCTGACATTGCATCTCCAATCAAATCAAGAAATTCTTTTGCTGGAATTTTATAAAGTTCTTTTTTGAACCATGGGTTAAGTCCCGAATTTTCAGGTTCAAACATTTCATCAGGTAAAGCATACTTAATAAGCTCAACAACTGGTGGACCTAATCTTAACTGCATTGGTTCATATTCCAATACATCTGTTTGTCCCATAATTTTTGATGCTCTTTCGGGGTCCATTTGTGAAAATTGTTCTCTTGCTGGTGCCTCCTCCAATGCTTTTATAATTTCGTGAAGTAATATTGGAAAAATAATACCAGCCGCAACAATTTTTGTATCAGGACCTTCTCCATCTGCAACTCCCTGTCCTGTTTGACTCATCATTTCAATCATTTGTTCCATAGTAAAGTAAAGTAAGTCATTTGCCGCCATTACTTGTCTATACAAATTAGGTAACTCTGAATCAATCTGTGCTACTCTTTGCATGTAAGATGGTTTCATAAAAGAATAGTGTCCTTTTTTTGCTTCACCTTGTATGATAAGATTAATTATATTTCTTTTGTCAACTTCAGACTGGAACTGCTCTTCATCTGTTTCATCATCAATATCAAAAGATTTTGGCATTTCAAATTTTGGTTTTTCTTCGGGTTTCATTCTAAATTCACCCATTCCTGAATCAGCTTGTCCTAAAGTTAAGTCAAATTCATACCAATCACTATCTGTTCCTGTTTCTTCTAAAGCAAGTTCAAGTGCCAAATCTTTTAATTCCTCATTATGTTGACTTTCAATTCTCATAATTTGATTTGTCAAACCCATCATCTGTTGCATAATCTGTTGTTTAACTTGATTGGAACTTACATCAGGTTGATTAAATGCACTTCTCACTCTGTTAACAACTTCTTTAAATCTTCCTCCTGCTAGTCTTTCTACATCAGCCGCTCCTTTTCTAAATGCGGGGTTTTTTGCAAACATACCTTCAGGGTCTCCAAACTTTCTTTCAAGTCTTGGGTCCATTCTTTCAGGATAATCACCATAATCAATTGGTGCTTCTTTTACAATTCTTTTAATAACTCTTGTCAAGTCAGCTTCGGTTAATTTAATTTTTTTCATTTGTTTTCTTTGTCTATTAAATTGAAAATCGCAGTTATTATTTCACTTTTCTTTGATTCCATTTCCGAACTTGATGCTCTTGGTTTTGGATTTGGTTGTTCTTTATCTTTTCTACCTGGATGTGATGGTCTAGTGTCTGGTTTTGTTTTTGGTGGAGCTTTTACAGGAGCAGTTTCTGTTCCCGCTCTTGGTTTTGGATTTGGTTGTTCCTTATCCTTTCTGCCGGGGTGTGAAGGTCTTGTATCAGGTTTTGTTTTTGGTGGTGCTTTTACAGGAGCAGTTTCAGTACTTGCTTCCATAGTTTCACCTTTTATTGAAGTCATTTTACCTATTGGTTTTTTCATCATGCTCTTTTTTTCTGCAATGATACGAAGTAAATCTTGTTTACTTAATTTTGGCGATAGGTTGTTCTCAACAATTTCTTCAATTTTTGATTCAATTATATACTCATAGGGACTTTTTCCTTCTTTCAATTTTTTCTTAACACCCATCACACAATCTTCATATTTTTTTTTGTTTTTTCTACCAACAGATGCTGTGCAAACCGCCCAAGGATTGTACTTCTTTTTTTTAGTTTGTTTACCCTCGTTAGTTTCAACTTCAGTACCATTTTCAGTACTAGTTATTTTATTGGCTTTAGTGGCGACCTCCTTTGGGATGTCCTCTCCTGCGGGGTAAGTGGTTTTCTTTACTGTTGTTGCCTCTTTTGTTTCTTTCTTATTTTTTTTAATCTTTTCCAAAATCATTTTAATTTGTG